GTTCGTGGAGCAGTGTGGCTTCGTGATTCTCCCAAGTTTTGAAAGCCTCAGCCGGTGGCATTTTGATAACGTCTATTGACGGGATAAAGCATGCGCGATCACCGCCATATTGAACCTCAGCACCTATAGCATCCGCCAGCGCCTTCGCGCCATTCTCTGGAATTACTGGTGGCGTGTAGGTAGGAAATTCGCGGGTAACATTCTCGCACTGGTCGAAGTTGAACACTGTATAAGTTTTTAGCATTGGGAAGGTCTCAACTGTACCCGCTTTTTTGTCCTCTTTTTTGAGCATCTTGAAAAATATTATCTGAGTGCCTTTCTCGCCTTTCTTAACATTGCCACCAGCAGCGGCAGCCTGCTTGTATGTCATCCATTGGTTACAAGTGAAGCGCTCTGCCTCAATGTTCAGCACTAGCCAGTTAATGCCAGTGTATGCTGTACCTGTTGTTGGGTTATGCGGTGCGTTACCGCTGACAATGCTGCCCCATGGCTTAGACCATTTTCCAGCATTTTCTAAACCTTCGATTATGCGCTCTGTTACTTGGTCAAATACTTTGTTGTTTTTCATTGTGTCTCTATCCTATGCGCCAGCAAGGCGCTGTTGTTTGTGTATATTGTTAGTCAGTAGATATAAGCATTGGTTCCTGCTAGGGCCATATTAATTTTATATAATGAAACAACAAAGCATTCACCAAACTTATAGCTATCTACCTACTATATATAGGTATATAGAGCTGCGCTGTAGGCCGCGCCATTGCTGGGCTGTAGCAAATGCCGGCGATTAGCACCTATAGCAATGCTATGGCATAGACTAACAGGTAAAGCGCTTAGACGGCAATTCTGGGGCTGCTATGGCTATATAACTCCCAGTGATGTATTCGCCTAGTGCTATCAGCGTAGTCTATGGCATTGTGGCATGGTGATTGCATAGGCCTGAGCAATACTGCCAACCATCAAAGGCACTGGGGAGTCAAGTATTAGCATGACCAGACCAGACTATCGAGTCACACTAATAAACCTGCAAAGCATTGACGGGGTGGTGATACAGTGCTAGGTAGGCTGAAGGGTACCCACTAGCATACTCTCTCTTGCCTGTACAGAATCTCTGGTGACTATATAGGCTCTTCCGGTCACAGCTAGACTTGACAGGCTAAGGTGGGTATGCTAGAGGGCCGGGGGAGGGGCTGGAGGTGGTTGAGACTGTGGCAGTACCCGCTCAGATACAAAATAGGGCTAAATTAGGCTAAAAAGCAGCATAGTTATAACATATAGCTATAAAGGCTAAGTCATTGATAACAAAGGGCTATAGCGAGCGACTGCGGAGACGCTGTTATGGCTGAGAATCCGCCTAGAAAGGAACAGGGGAGCCTATGGCGTAACATTAACAGTAAATAGTGCTTGACTTTTGTAAAAAAGTATGCTATAATAGCTATATAGATTGAACAGCATTGCTCTAACGGTGCTTTAGGGTGTTTTCCACCTCTTCTACTACTATGCATAGTGGTTGTAGTAGACGTTAAACACACGATAGTGCATAGCTACTCAGTCTATATAGACTAGAATCTCTTTAGAGGCAATTCAGTGGCAAAAAAGATAGGAAGACCTAAGAAGGCAGATGTTAAAGCTGTTACTAAAGGTAGCCGTAGAGGCGTTGGTAGACCTAAAGGTGATGCAGCAGTCATCAACGAGTACAAAGCACGTATGTTAGCCTCGCCTAAGAGTAGGAAGGTGTTAGACAGCATACTCAACGCAGCGTTAGATGACGATCACAAGAATCAAGCGGCAGCATGGAAGCTCTGCATGGACAGGCTGTTGCCTGTTAGTTATTTTGAGAAGGATAAGGCCAGCGGAGGCAAGAGTGCCATCAACATCTCTATTACAGGGGTTGGTGGAGAGACTACAGTGATCTCTGGCGGCGAAGAAGAACCCATTGAAGGGGACTACACAGATGTATAACATCAATGAAGACTTAGATTATTTTACTAGGGAAGAGTTTGCTTGTCAGTACACTGGCGAGAATGAGATTAGTGACAGGTTGTTGCTGAAGTTGGATTTGTTGCGTGAGAAGTGTGAGTTCCCCTTCGTTATCACCAGTGGCTTTAGAAGTAAAGACCACCCCATAGAAGCTAAAAAGGAGACACCCGGAACCCATGCCCAAGGCATTGCAGCGGACATTAAAGTTACAGACGGTACACAGCGGTTTAAGATTGTTGAGGAGGCTATCAAGATGGGCTTTTCAGGAATTGGAGTTGCTGGTCAGTTTGTGCATGTTGACATCCGCGACCTTGACGGTAATGAGTCTCCTGTAATGTGGACGTACTAATATGGCTAGAGTACCTACTAATGTTAGATTGTTTGGGGAGTATTTGTTAGGGGAACAAAGCCCTATAACAGAGAAAGACTTTACGCCTCAAGAATTGTCTGAAATACTTAGAATGGTTCAAGAGCAAGAAAGTAGAAATGTTCAAGAAGAAGCTAATCTTCAACGATCTTTAACTGCTTATCAAAGAAACTTAGAGACTTTTGATCCTAGTAAGAATTTAGTTCAAGATGAAAAAGGAAACTTAGTACCTAAATATACTGAAAAAGAGTACAATGAAGAAGTACAAAAAAACATTAAAGATATTGAACGTAAACTAGCTTCTTACGAAAAAACTAGAAACAAAACTGCTGTAGGCTATAGAGATGAAAGAACTGACTCAGCAGGTTTAAAAATAGTAGACGCTATTTCTAAATCTTTTACATCTCCCGCCTATAACATAGAAACATCATTAGGTCATTTTTCAGCCCATAAGAATAAAGATGGGACTGTCAGTATAAAAGATACTTATGATTTTTTAGGTTATGGTCACGACAAGCCTGTTAAAATATCTATGTCTGATTTTTTAAAGTCTTTGCCTCTAGCAATAACAAGACCAGAGGCTTTTGGTACTTTACTTAGTAGGGCTTTTTTGGCAGACAGAAAAAGAGATGTGGATATTACTTTAGATACTAAAGCCAAGACAGCTAAGACGTTTAAGGAATCCCTTGACTGATTTAGCGGTTGAGCTGTTACCTTGGCAGCAGGAAGTCTGGGAAGACGCTACACGCTTTAAAGTGGTGGCTGCTGGTAGACGTACAGGAAAGAGTAGACTAGCTGCTTGGCGGCTAATCATCAGTGCGTTGTCAGACAAGAAAGGTCAGGTGTTCTATGTTGCCCCTACACAGGGTCAGGCTAGAGACATTATGTGGCAGTTGTTGCTGGAGCTAGGACACAATGTCATATCGTCAGCACACGTCAACAACCTACAGATTAAGCTGATCAACGGCTGTACCATCTCTCTGAAGGGTGCTGACAGGCCAGAGACCATGCGTGGTGTTAGCTTGAAGTTTCTGTGTATGGATGAGTACGCAGACATGAAGCCAGAGGTGTGGGAGCAAATCCTACGCCCTGCTCTAGCGGATCAGAAGGGTGAGGCGTTGTTCATTGGTACGCCTATGGGACGTAACCACTTCTACGACTTGTATACGTACTCAAGCGTAGGTAAGGATGAGGACTGGATAGGTTATCACTTTACCAGCTACGACAACCCGCTGCTAGACCCTGAAGAGATCAAAGCGGCTGAGAAGAGTATGTCAGCCTTTAGCTTCCGTCAGGAGTTTATGGCTTCCTTTGAGGCTCATGGCAGTGAACTGTTTAAAGAAGAAGATGTACAATTTAGTGAGGAAGAGCCTGCTGATGGCGCTTATTACATTGCTGTCGATTTGGCAGGATTTGCAGATGTCCAGAAAGTTACCACAAAAACTAAAAGACTCGACCAGACAGCTATTGCAGTGGTCAAAGCTGGGGTGGACGGTTGGTGGGTCGCTAATATCATACATGGCCGTTGGGGCGTCAAAGAGACTGCCAGAAGAATCTTCGACGCAGTCAGAGACTACCAACCAGTCGCAGTAGGTATTGAGAAGGGAGCGTTGAAGAACGCTGTGTTCCCCTATCTGAACGATATAATGAAGCAGAACCAACGCTTCTTTAGAATTGAAGAGTTGACACACGGCAACAAGAAGAAGACAGACAGGATCGTGTGGGCGCTACAAGGCCGTATAGAACACGGCAACTTAACACTTAACAAAGGTAAGTGGAATGCTCAGTTCTTAGACGAGTTGTTCCAGTTTCCTAACCCGTTAGTTCACGATGACTTAATAGATGCTCTGGCATACGTAGACCAGTTAGCTAAGGTTGCTTACGCTATAGACTATGAAGAAGACGACTACGAATACTTAGATAAATACGCAGGGTATTAACTATGTTAGAGAATGAAGATAGCTTTACAATTGAGCAGACCCTAGAAGGCTGGGTAATGGACAAGTGCGACAACTGGCGCGACCATTACGAAGCTAACTACGCTGAAAAGTTTGACGAATACTATCGTCTATGGCGTGGTCAGTGGGCAGCAGAAGACCAGACACGACAGTCTGAACGCTCTAAGATTATATCCCCTGCGCTACAGCAGGCTGTTGAATCCTCAGTAGCAGAGCTAGAAGAAGCTACTTTTGGTCGTGGTAAGTGGTTTGACATTAGAGATGATTACAGAGATCAAGACAAGCAAGACATTGCTATGCTACGAGCTGCTCTTGATGAAGACTTTAAAAAGAATAAGGTTAGGAAAGCAGTAGCAGAGTGTTTGATTAACGCTGCTGTATTTGGTACAGGCATTGCGGAAGTAGTCCTAGAAGAAGAAAAAGAGATGACTCCTGCTACACAGCCTGTAATGGGCGGTGAGTTACAAGCAGTAGGTGTAAACATACAAGACCGTACCTGCATCAAGCTACGTCCTGTTATGCCACAAAACTTCCTGATTGACCCCGTAGCTACAGACATTGACTCAGCACTAGGCTGTGCAGTAGATGAGTTTGTTTCTACACATTTGGTAGAGCAGTTGCAGGAGAAAGGTGTCTACAGAGATCAGCCCATTAGCGAAGCAGCGCCAGACTTTAACATTGAGCCAGATCAAGACCTCACTACCTTTGCAGAAGACAAGGTTAGGCTGACTAAATATTATGGGCTGGTTCCACGACACCTGCTAACAGATGCACAAAACGATCCAGATGCAGAGGAAGAAGTAGTAGAGCTGGCTTCAGATACAGAAGACGACAGCTACTATGTAGAAGCTATGGTTGTTATTGCTAACAGCGGTACATTGCTGAAGGCAGAAGCTAACCCCTACATGATGCAAGATCGTCCTATCGTGGCATTCCCTTGGGATGTCGTTCCTAGCCGCTTCTGGGGTCGAGGAGTATGTGAGAAAGGCTACAACTCACAAAAGGCGTTAGACACGGAACTACGCGCTAGAATCGACGCTCTAGCACTAACTATACACCCAATGATGGCTATGGACGCAAGTCGTATGCCTAGAGGTGCTAAACCAGAGATTAGACCCGGTAAGATTATATTAACTAACGGAGCGCCTTCTGAGGTGCTACAGCCATTTAACTTTGGCAACGTAAGTCAGGTGACATTTGCTCAAGCACAAGCTCTACAAACTATGGTACAAACGGCAACGGGCGCTATTGATAGTGCTGGTATCGCTGGTTCTATCAACGGAGACGCTACTGCTGCTGGTGTTTCTATGTCGCTTGGCGCTATCATCAAGCGTCACAAGCGTACCCTGATTAACTTCCAAGAGTCTTTTGTTATTCCTTTTGTTCAGAAGGCTGCGTGGCGTTACATGCAGTTTGAGCCTGAGCTATACCCAGCAGCAGACTACAAGTTCCACACTACTAGCTCACTAGGCATTGTAGCCCGTGAGTATGAAGTGACTCAGCTTGTTCAGTTGCTACAAACCATGTCACCAGACACACCTATGTATCCTAAGCTGGTAACGTCTATCATTGACAACATGAACCTTGCTAACCGCGAAGAGTTGATTGCTGTACTAGACCAAGCTAATCAGCCTAATCCACAAGCCCAGCAAGCAGCTCAAGCAGCACAGCAAGCACAAATGGCATTCCAGCAGTCACAAACTGCGGCACTCAATGGACAGGCTCAAGAGTCACAAGCTAGGGCGCAGAAGATTGCAGTGGAAGCACAGATACTACCGCAGGAACTGGAGATTGATCGTATCAAAGCTGTTACTGCTAACCTCAAGGATGGCGATGCAGACGATAAAGAGTTCCAGAAGCGTCTTAAAATATCAGAGCAGTTACTTAAAGAGCGTGAGATAGCTGTTAAAGAAGGCAACGCTGCTCCACAGGAGGCTCCGCAGCCTGTACCTCAACCGCAGCCACAACTACAAGGAATGACACCCAATGGTCAGCAATAGAGACTTTGAAAACGTAGTAGCACAGATTAACGCATCATTTGAAGAGCTACACAAGAAGATAGCACAGTTAGAGGAGAAGCTAGAGAATGCCAGCAAAAAAAGACCCACGACTAGCAAGAGCCGGAGTTAGCGGTTATAACAAACCTAAGCGAACACCTAATCATCCAAAGAAAAGTCATGTAGTTGTAGCCAAAGAAGGCGATAAAGTTAAGACTATACGCTATGGACAACAGGGTGTATCAGGAGCTGGCAGTAGTCCTAAGACGGCAGCAGAGAAGGCAAGACGTAAATCCTTTAAAGCACGACACGCAAAGAACATTGCAAAAGGTAAGATGTCAGCGGCCTACTGGGCTAATAAATCTAAGTGGTAAATGTTTAAGTATACATATAAATGCACAGTGTCAATGTACATATAAACACAACAGGAGAATACTATGCCATACGGTAAAGGTACATACGGTAGTAAAGTAGGTCGTCCACCTAAGAAGAAAGCAGCAGTAAAAGCTAAACGCGCTCGTCAGATGCCTATGTCTGATAAGCAAGCTAAAGCAGCTGTTGCGGCTTTGAAGAAAGACGCTGCAAAGAAAAAGAAGAAAAAGTAACATGCCAGCCAAAAAGTCTACAGTAAACAAAGCAGGGAACTACACTAAGCCCACCATGCGGAAGAACTTGTTTAACAAAATCAAAGCAGGTACTAAAGGTGGCAAGGCTGGTCAATGGTCTGCTAGGAAGGCTCAGATGTTAGCCAAGGAGTATAAGGCAAAAGGCGGAGGCTATAAGTAATGGCACTAAAAGAATCACAGAAGTCTTTAAAGAAGTGGACAAAGCAGAAGTGGCGTACACCCTCTGGTAAACCTAGCGGCAAGACTGGAGAGGTCTACGCACCTTCTAAGACAATTAGCAAGTTGAAGTCCACAGCAGCAGGTAAGAAGAAACTAGCCGCTGCTAACAGGAAGAAGAAGGAAGCTACCGCTAAAGGCAAGCAACATGCCAAGCATGGCCTACATAAGGGCAAGAAACGATGAAGGGTCAGACACACGGTGGTAAAGGAAGCGCCCAGCGCAAGACAGACCAGAAGAAGTTTGCAGCTAACTGGGACGCTATATACAACAAAACTACAGAGAAGTCAAGTAAAAAGAAGAAATAAAGCTTGACTTTCTTATACTTTTATGTTATAATAATCAGGTACACTGTCCTTATAGGAGAAA